GCGACGGTGGCGTTGGACAGGAAGGTTGTGGTGGCCATTTAGGCTCCTTTTCTAGTTTCGCCTGCTGGCGATTCGGACGGTGAGGTCGTAGGCCGGGAGTTCCTGGCTTCCGATGATGGCGAGGCTGGGTTGGCCGGCGACGACTGCGAGGCCGCTATCGGCCATGAGTGTGTCGATGGTTGTGAGTAGCCAGTCGCCTGTGTCTTGGTTACCGGGTGGGGCTCCCAGGACGCGGATGGTGAACGTAAGATCACCCACGTTGTAGGTGAAACTTGTGAAGGTTGGGAGTTCGACGAACACGGTGAGTGGTCGGGCGTTGCGTGGATCGGTGACCGGCTTGAGGCCGAGGTTTGTGATGCGTGTGACGATGGCGTCGCGCGCTTCGGCGAAGATCCCTGTTGCGGGCATTTCACGCCACCTGGCTCCTGTTGATGCCGAGCAGCTGGTGGATTCGACCCATGTTGAAGCCGGTGGTGGCCGGCGTCATGGCTTCGAAGGTTTGGAACGAGTCGATCGAGCCGCGTTCGCGGTACAGGGCCGCCGCGTAAAGCGTGGTGCCGAGAGTGACGTCGCTTGAGGGGCTGGTGCCTGGTGCGTCGGTGTATCCGGCCTCGACGCGCTTACGGAACGCCCAGGCGTTCGCGGCTGCGACGCAGGTGGCGATGTAGGCGGTGTCGTTGGCGGTCGCGGCCGCGATTCCGAGGAATTCGGTGACGTTGCCCGATGTCGTCCAGGTACAGGAGATTGACCAGGTGAGGGTGCCGAACGGGTCGGCGGAATCGCGGTCGACGACGTCGCCGGCGTCGATGTAGGCCAACTGGTTCGGGATGATGACGTCGGTGTTGTACGTCATGTCGCCCTGGTACGACAGGCCGGTGTAGAGGAACTGGGGGACGGCTACGACGACGAAGGTGCCGTCCATGCCGTTCCCCAGTCCCGACACCGTTACAGACTGCCCGACTGCGATGTCTGTCTCGGTGAGGGTCTGAATCACGACGACGTCGTCCAACCTCATGCGGTGGGTGATGGAAAACGTCGCCATGATTCGTGACTCTCCGTGTGATTATGCGCGGGTGACGAACATCTCGCTGTCGATCATCAGCGTGGCGAAGTAGCCACGGAATGCGATCGTGCGAGCGAGCAGGCTCGGGTTTTCGATGGACACGACGCCCTTCTGCTGTTCCCAGCATTCGAAGCCGGCCGAGTTTCCGACCCACACTTCCTTGCTGGTCAACGGGTCGAAGTTGCGGTCGACGACGACCTGGAGGCCGAAGGCGTTGCCGTTGAACGAGGCGGCGTCCTGCTGGCCGAACGCATTCATGGCTCCGGCGTTGGGGAACAACGGGCGGCCGGTGTTGTCGGTCAGGGCGCCCAACTTCTTCCAGTAGTCGGTGCCGAGCATCAACACGTTCGGCAGGTTGCCGTCGGAGTTGGTGAGGATCTTGGCCGCCGCGTTGTACACGAACGTAACCCAGTCGGCCGGGTCGGTGTCGTCGGTCAACACTTCGGTCTGGGTGACGCCTGCGACGAACTGCGTACAGGCTTCGATGTCGGTCTGGTTCGCGTAGATGCGCGCCATGTCGTCGACGAGTGCGCCGAGCACTTCCGGGCTTGACCAGTCGATCGACGCTTCGGACAGTTCGACGTAGCCGCCGAAGATCTTCTTGGTGACCTGCTCGTCGGACACGACGAACGTGCCGGACTGGATTGTGGTGCCCTGGGTGACCGAAGCGATTGACGTGTGGGTCGTGACCTTCGGACGGATGAACACCTTGCCGCCCTGCGGCATGGCGCGAGTTCCGACGGCGTCGATCAGGGGACGGAGGCCGCGGAACGAGTTGAACACCGGGGCGACGACCGGGGTGGGGAGCACACCGTCGAGGTCGCCGGTGGTGACGTCGGGTGCGGCCGCCTTGATGTTGGCGTTCATCTGTGCGAATTCGGAACCGCCAGCGACGAACGCGGCGATGTACTCGCCGAGCGAAGGCAGCTTGAATGCGCGCTTGGGTTCCGCGTACAGCGGAACGGTGGGAATGATGGCCGGTGCCGAGGCCTCGACCGGGGTTGCTTCTGACATTGAGTCCTCCTCGGGCTCGATTGGTGTGGGTTCTTCGTCGGGCGTGTCGTCCTCGGGGCTCGAGGCGGCGACTTTTTCGATGCGGGCCTGCTCGAAAGCGGGTTCCGCGACGATCGAGAGTTCGGTCCAGCGACCTTCCTCCACGATCATGGTTCCTTCGTTGTCGAAGGAGAATTTGGTGGGCACTACGCCAACGCTGACGGAGTCGTAGGCGCCCATGAGTAGCAACGCCATTGTGTCGTCAGCGTCGCGTGTCGTAGCGAGGCGCGCGGTGAACATCATCCCCTCGGATGTGTTGACGCGTTCGGTCACAAGACCGCGCACCTTCGCCGGATCGTGGGCCTCGAGTAGACGGGGCGGTCTGCCGTCCTCGGGTAGCGATCCTGGCATGAATTTGACTTTGGTGCCGAGGCTGTCGGTGGTTGCGACATTCCACGGTACGGCAAGGCCGGTGATAGACCGTGATGGCTGGCCGTCGTTGGCGGCCGCATCGACGGTGAAGTTACCGGCGACGAGCTTCAACATTGTTGTCCTCCGATTCGTCCTCGTACATACGATCGGACGTTGGTGTGGTGACGAGTGGCGATTCGACAAGGTCGTTGTCGCCGAGGTAATCGTCGAGGTCGAATTCGACGTGCTTGCCGGCCGGGAGCACGTTGTTTCCCGACAAGGTTTCCTGAATACAGTCGATGTAGGGCTTGCCACCGAATAGGTACAGGTCTTGACGCGCTTGTAGCGCGTTGTTGTACGTCATGCCGGTGCCGGTGGGTGCTCCGACCATGTAGGGCGGGATGTTGGCGAGGCGCGCCAGTTCGAGGGCCTGATACTGACGCGCCTCTACCAGCTGGAGTTTGGAAGGATCGGAATCGAATTCTTTCCATTCGACGAACTCGTTGAGTGCGCCGATCGCGTTGCGTTGACGCGCGGCGCTCCACGCGGCCGCCAATTCGCCAAGATCTTCGCCGGACATCGGTTCGCCACCGCGCTGCTGAAGGTATCCGGCGGCGATTTCGTTGGTTGCGAAACGGCGGGCGGCGTTGTCAAGTTTCCAGGCGGTGTCGATCGCAGCGGCGCCGCTGTAGACGATACCCATGATCGGCGACAGGAATTGCACGAGGTTGCGGCTGTCGACGTCGACGCCGTTGAACTGAACCTGATCCGATGGCTGGAACCAGGCGGGGCCGGACTGGTCGAGTGTGGTGATGTTGGCGGCCGGTAGCCACTTGAACGATGCGGGGAACCCGGTGCTGTAGCGGCCGGTGATGAGCCAGAACGCGCGACCGTAGAACAGTAGATCGCTGAACGTGTTGGCCATGATGAAGTTGCGGGTGACCGCCGGGTCGGGGCGTGTGAACCACGATTCGCCCTCGACGTAGATCTTCTCGTATTCCTCTTCCTGCGGGTCCCACGCAAGGCGGTAGGCGCGAAGATCCAAGCAGCCGATCATGGAGGCGATCAAGTCGCGCGCTCGAGACACCGTCGGCAGCTGTAGAGCGCGGAGCTCTTGAGTGCCGACCGTGTAGGTGTAGGTGGCGTTGATCGTTGCCTGTTGCGCAGCTCCGGCGGCGGCCTTGATGTCGGCGCCGAACGCGGGCTTGGTGGTGCGGCTACCGAATAGGGCCATCGACCGGGATGCTATCCACAACCTGTGGACAAGTCCAGTATCACCTGAACGCGAACGCGGGTTTGGTGCGTTGGGCGGGGCGGGCGGCGATCGCGGCGGCCCACACCATACAGCGAGCCAACTCGATCGGCCCCGGCGACTTCTGGGACGACAGCACCGTCGAGTTCTGGGTCTTGACGGCGACGGCACGGCCGACGTGCTCCGCCAGGGCGTTTGATCCGTCGTGCCGGAGGCGGCCCTCAAGGATCAGGGCCCGGACGATCGGCGTGTACTTCAGCAGCTCGCCGTAGCCGACGATCGACATACGGCGTTCGAGGTGGTGCGGCATGAGCGCCTCGAGGCCGGGCGTGAGAGTCAGCTGTACTGCCGGGTCGGTCAGCACTTTGGCGATCGCGTCCCAGCATTGGTCGGCTGATTGGACGATGAATTCGACGGTGACCTTGACGGTGCCGCCGTCGTTGACGGCTCGGACGCCGACATAGCGAGATTCGTCGACCGAATTGTCGACGGACAGAATGCCACCGGCCGGTATCTCGTCAACGGTGAGGCCGTCCCAGGTGCCGATCGGTAGCCAGGCTTTCGTCGCGGCCACCCACAGGTTCAGGTGGGCGCGGAAGAACGCGGCGCGGTCGGCGCCTTCGGCGGCGGCCTCGAGCGCGTCCCAGGTGACGGTTGTACCGAGGGCCGGGTTGGCCCACGGCCACCAGCGGCGGTCGTCGGGGTTGACGGCTGGCGGCGGTGACCATTCGGCGAAGAACAGGCGACCAGGTTTACCGGCGTCGATCGCGGCGATCGCCTGCTCACGCAAGCCGAGCATGAGCGCGGACCCTTGATCGCCTGCCGTCGACCACATTGACATAAGCGGATTTTTGACAGCGATCATGGACGGCCGCAGCGCGTCGTAAATCACGGACGGAGCGATGTCCCAGATTTCGTCGACGAGGATCAGGTCAAGGGTGAGGCCGTGGACGTTGTCTTTGGCGGCTGCGACCCGGAACGTGGATCGGTCGGGCATGGTGACCTGTTGGGAGCCGTTTGACCAGCGCACTTCGGCGCCGTGATGATCCTCGAGGTACAACGCGAGCTCGCGGAACATCGGCATTGAGCGGTCGAGCTTGTTGGCGACCAGCAGAACGTTGACCGGCCGGCCCCTTCGTCGTGCCTCATCCGCTAGGAACCAGCCGGCCAACGCTCGCAACGCTACCGACTTCCCCTGCTGGCGAGCAGTACTGACCAGCGACTCCCGAAACAGGAAGTCGCCTTTGTCGTCGACAGCCAACTGGCCGTTCAACGCGATCCGTTGCCACTCCATCAGCTCGATCCCCATGTGACGGCGCGCCCACTCGGCTTGGGCAGGGCCAAGACTCAAATCCGTCGAACGCGGTGTAACCAGCCTCGGCTCAATCCGACCTGTCAGGTCGAGATAGTCGGCCTTTGGCCCCATTTGGG